AACTTGATTGAAAGGAGTTGAAACTATGCGAGCTCGACGACAATCTGAACCCCTACCTGAGAGAAGTCGTCGGAAGACAGCTACAACTCCTGAGGGCCGTGAGAACCAGCTGATCTCACTGGCCCACGACCTCGTTGAGAGACGTCTTTCTGAAGGAACGGCTTCGGCTCAGGAGACAGTTCACTTCCTCAAGCTCGGTTCATCACGAGAACGACTCGAGCAAGAGCGCTTGGCTCATGAAAACCAGCTGACTCAAGTCAAGATCGAAGCGATGGCGAGTCAGGCACGGATCGAAGAGCTTTATAAAGAAGCTATCTTGGCCATGCGTGCTTATAATGGCACCGCTCCCGTCGAGTCTGATGACGACTATGAAGATTAGGTCATATTCGGAACTTCGACAACTTGATACGTTCATCGATCGCTTCAAGTATTTAATGCTCCGCGGGGAAGTTGGCCGAGCAACTTTTGGTTTCGATCGATACATCAATCAGCAATTCTACACGTCAAGACAATGGCGTCAGATCCGCAACGATGTAATCGCTCGAGATAACGGGTGTGATTTGGGAATCGCTGGCTACGAGATCAGCGATCGTGCCTATATTCATCACCTGAATCCGATGACTGTCGAGGAAATTGAGAATGGGGATGAGAGAATTCTCGATCTCGATAACCTCATCACGACAACTCATCGAACGCACAACGCCATTCATTTCGGTGACGAGAAACTACTTCCCCAGCCTCTCGTTGAGCGTAAGCGTGGCGACACGAATCTCTGGTAATGAAAGGAGGAGGTATGGATCAAGACAACTTCGACTCCGAAGATGTTCCTGTGCTCGTCGCCAAGACGGATACGAAGGATGGTCCTGGTTACCTCAACGAGGACGAGCTCCCCGAGAGTGATTTCAAAGGGAGTGATGACGAGTGACTGACACGATCAAGTACGACAAGCATGTCGCTAACTTCATCGATGCTCTCAGCGCGACTGGTCACGTCACGCATCGTTCCTACACGAAGACTTCGGTCACTCTGCACCACAATGCGGGTCGTCTATCGCATCAGGGTGTTCTGGATGTCTGGAAGGTTCGTCCGGCTTCGGCTCACTTCGATGTCGACGGCAACGGCGATGTCGCTCAGTACGTCAAGGTGAATGAGTATGCCTGGGCTGCTGGCGACCTTACCGGAAACCAGAAGTCCATACACATCGAGATGGCGAACTTGAAGCTCGCTCCCACTTGGGAGGTGGCTGAGGTTACTTGGAAGGGTGCGGCTCGTCTCGCTGGATGGCTCTTCTACAAGGAGGTTGGTAAGCGTCCGACCAAGACCAACTTCCACTATCACAGTCACTGGTCTGCGACTGCCTGTGCCGGTCCGTACATGGACAAGATCTACAACAAGGTCTTGAAGGCTGCTCAGGAAGCCTACGATCACTTCAAGTCTCCGTCCAAGCCTGCTCCGGGTCCCAGCACGAAGCCCGTACCCAAGCCGGGTATGACCGTCAATGCGGTAGCGCGCGAGGTTATCCAGGGCAAGTGGGGCAACGGTCAGACTCGCAAGGAGCGTCTCGAGAAGGCCGGGTACGACTACGAGGAGGTTCAGGCTCGTGTCGAATACCTCATGGGCAAGACCTCAAAGCCTAGCCTGAAGAAGACCACTGAGCAGGTTGCTCGAGAGGTCATCCAGGGCAAGTGGGGCAACGGCAGTGTTCGAGTTCGCCGACTGGCTGAAGCCGGTTACAAGGTCAACGTCGTTCAGGCTGAAGTCAATCGTCTGATGCGCGGCTAGTATCCCGTAAGGAGGTGTCCCGCGTGGAAAACAGCATTCTCAATAGCACTAAGAAGATTCTCGGAATCGAGGCTGATTACACGGCTTTCGACACCGATATTCTTACTCACATCAACACGGTGTTCTCTACATTGAACCAGATTGGGATAGGTCCCATTGAAGGTTTCATGATCGAGGATGCCACGCCTACGTGGGACGCCTTCCTTGGGACTGATCTTCGTCTTAACCAGGTAAGGTCTTACACGTTTCTTCGAGTTCGTGTTCTGTTCGACCCTCCTCAGACATCCTTCCTTCTCGAGGCTTTGGACAAGCAGATCAAGGAACTCGAATGGCGCCTGAACGTCCATAGGGAGAGTGAAGCATGGACGGACCCAACCGTACCGATGTCGTGAAGACAATCGGCAGTGTTCTCGAGCACTACGGCATCAAGGGAATGCGATGGGGCGTCCGTCGAGACAACCCTTCGGGCTCATCTGTTCCCGCTTCTGACGATGCGAAGAAGACTGCCGAGTACAAGGCCCGGGTCAAGGCTGGCGGTACGAAGTCCCTGACAACTAAAGAACTCCAGGATCTTGTCAACCGCATGAACCTGGAACAACAGTACAACCGTTCAAGACCTCGTACTGTTGGTGAGCAGACTCGGAGATTCATTACCGACACCTTGCTCAACATTGGTAAGCAGGAAGCGGCCAAGTACGCATCTCGCGAGATCGCTAAGGCATTGGCGGCACGGTCGTGATCGACGATCTTCGAAAGACTCTTCTTGAAATAGAAGAGAATGATCTTAACTACCCTGTTCGCTACGGTCTAGTACTTCGTGCTATGTATCTCGCACACGAGGCAGGGTTTCCCGCAGGGATTCGTATGGATAACCTCGCGCCAGAATGGCCGGTTGTCTACATCGATCTTCCTACCGGACAAATCTCGTGGCACATGCCGCAGTATTACACTACTTGGGATGGTCACGACACAGACACCAAGTATGCAAGGATTCGTAAGTGGGTTGATCAGTAGAAAGGGGGTTGGCTGTGGGATTGTCGAATACTGCAGTCCCGGTATATTACGGACAATTCCGTGACGCAGTACTTCGCGGCGAAATTCCAGTGAATCGAGAAGTCACACTGGAGATGAACCGAATCGACGCACTCATTGCCAACCCTAACATCTACTATGACGACGGGGTTGTCGAGGGTTTCATTCTCTACTGCGAGAATGAGCTCACACTTACCGATGGCAGCGATCTACATCTGCTTCCTACATTCAAGTTGTGGGCCGAACAGATCTTTGGTTGGTATTACTTCGTCGAACGAAGTGTATACGAGCCGACAGAAGACAATCACGGTGGTCGATACGTCAACAAGACAATCAAGAAACGGCTGACTACAAAGCAGTACCTCATAGTTGCCCGAGGTGCCGCTAAGTCCATGTATGCCGAGTGCATACAAAGTTACTTCTTGAATGTAGACACATCGACCACACATCAGATCACGACTGCTCCGACGATGAAACAAGCTGATGAGGTGATGTCGCCATTCCGAACAGCAATTACGAGGAGTCGTGGGCCCCTATTCAAGTTCTTGACGGAGGGCTCTCTTCAGAACACCACTGGTTCCAAGGCGAATCGGGTGAAGCTTGCTTCCACGAAGAAGGGTATCGAGAACTTTCTGACTGGCTCCCTGCTGGAAGTCCGCCCGATGTCGATCAACAAGCTTCAGGGTCTCCGCCCCAAAGTTTCAACGATCGACGAATGGCTTTCTGGCGACATTCGAGAGGATGTCGTAGGAGCTGTGGAACAAGGCGCCTCAAAGCTGGACGACTATTTGATTGTTGCGATCAGCTCAGAAGGTACTGTTCGGAACGGTAGTGGCGATACCATCAAAATGGAACTCGCTGACATTCTCAAAGGCGAGTACCTAGCTCCTCATGTTTCGATCTGGCATTACAAGTTGGACGAACTTGAGGAAGTCGCTGATCCGGCCATGTGGCCAAAGGCGAATCCAAACTTGGGAAAGACCATCACCTATGAGACTTACCAACTCGATGTTGAACGAGCCGAGAAAGCCCCCGCGTCTCGTAATGACATCTTGGCTAAGCGCTTTGGGATTCCAATGGAGGGGTATACCTACTTCTTTACTTACGAAGAGACTATACCTCATCGTCATCGGGAATTCTGGGAGATGCCTTGTGCTCTCGGTGCGGACCTTTCCCAGGGTGATGACTTCTGTGCGTTCACATTCCTCTTTCCGTTGCGCGAGGGTTTCGGGATAAAGACGCGAAGCTACATCACTTCCCTGACTTTGATGAAACTCCCTGGCGCCATGCGTCAAAAGTATGACGAGTTCATCGAAGAAGGCAGTCTTCATGTTCTTGAGGGAACCGTTCTTGACATGATGGAAGTCTATGATGACATAGATGCTTTCATCACCGAATCAAGGTACGACATTCGTGCTTTTGGTTTCGACCCGTACAATGCCAAAGAATTCGTTGCTCGTTGGGAGGCCGAGTATGGTCCTTACGCCATCGAGAAAGTAATTCAGGGTGCTAAGACGGAGTCGGTTCCGCTCGGAGAACTGAAGAATCTGAGTGAGGAAAGACTGCTCATCTTTGATGAAGCACTCATGAGTTTCGCCATGGGTAATTCCATCACCATGGAAGACACAAACGGTAACAGGAAGCTTCTTAAGAAGCGACAAGAAGCGAAGATCGATAACGTTGCCGCTTTGATGGATGCTTACGTCGCATACAAACTCAACAAGGAAGCCTTCGAGTGACCAGAAAGGAGGTGACTCATGGGAGTACTTTCCCGTCTGAAGAGCAGTCTACAGCATGCGTGGAATGCGTTCACGGATGAGAATTATCGAGATGCCTCATATGCTGGCGGTTACAGTTATGGCGGTCGTCAGGACCGAGTGCAACTGACATATTCTAATGAGCGGTCGATCATAGCATCGATTCTCACTCGTTTGAGTATTGACCTTGCAGCAGTTGACATTCGTCATGTTCGTTTGGATAGTAGTGGGAGATATTTGGAAGACATCATCAGCGGTCTGAATGATTGTCTCACTCTCGAAGCGAACATGGATCAAGGGGCCACTCACTTTCGTCAGGACATGGCGATGTCTCTCTTTGATAAGGGGGTAGTTGCGATTGTTCCTGTCGATACGACGATCAACCCTGCCGTGTCTGGTGGTTTTGACGTTCAGTCTCTTCGCGTTGCCGAGATTGTAGCATGGTACCCGGACAAGGTACGTGTCAGTCTTTACAATGAGAAGAAAGGCTATCGTGAGGAGATCACACTCCTTAAGAAGTTTGTGGCGATAGTCGAAAACCCTCTTTATGCTGTAATGAATGAGCCGAACTCAACGCTTCAACGACTCATTCGAAAGCTGAACATGCTTGATGCTGTGGATGAGCAGTCCAGTTCGGGCAAGCTTGACATGATCATTCAGCTCCCGTACGTCATCAAGTCTGAGGCTCGTCGACAGCAGGCTGAACAACGTCGAAAGGACATCGAGTTTCAGCTCAAGGGCAGTAGATACGGTATTGCCTATACAGACGGAACTGAGAAAATTACACAGCTGAACCGTCCGGCAGAGAACAACCTACTCAAGCAGATTGAGTATCTCACGGCAATGCTCTACAGCCAGCTTGGTTTGACGGAAGAAGTAATGAATGGTACGGCCGATGAGAAGGCCATGATCAATTACTACAACCGGACAATCAAGCCTGTTCTCAGGGCAGTTACTGAGTCTATGCGTCGGGCATTCCTCACCAAGACTGCTCGAACCCAAGGTCAGTCGATTCTGTTCTTCCGTAACCCGTTCGAACTCGTTCCTATGGAGCAGGTTGCGGAGATCGCTGACAAGTTTACTCGGAACGAAATTCTTACCTCCAACGAAATCCGTCAAGGTATTGGTTTCAAACCAGCCAAGGACCCGAAGGCGGACAAGCTACAGAACAGTAACATGCCACAACCATCGACTCCGTCGGAGTCGCCACCGCCCCAACTAGTAGGGACAGGAGGAGACAGTCAAAATGGAAGCTGACTTCAGTGGTTATGCTACCAAGGCTGGCCTCAAGTGCTCCGACGGTCTGACCATTACGGCTGAGGCCTTCAAGCACATGGACGGGATGAAGCTTCCTCTCGTCTGGCAGCACGGCCATAACAAGGCCGACAATGTTCTGGGTCATGCCAAGCTGGAAGCTCGTGGGGATGGCGTCTACGCATACGCCTTCTGCAACGAGACGCCCCAGGGCAAGAACGCGAAGATGCTGGTTGAGCACGGCGATATCACAATGATGTCAATCTACGCTAACCAGCTCGTCAAGAAGGGCAGCGTCGTCACTCACGGAATGATTCGTGAAGTCAGTCTGGTTCTCGCTGGCGCCAACCCCGGCGCCAAGATCGACTGGGTGAGTATCAGGCACAGTGACGGTGACGTCGAGACCCTCGAGGACGAGGCCATCATCCACACCGGGCTCAAGTTCGAGCTCGAACATGCTGAGGACGATACGTCATCTGATGAGGGTGACGAGACTCTTCAGGACGCCTACAACAACCTCTCAGACGAGGCGAAGAACGTCGTTCACGCCATGGTAGAGGCCGCGCTGGAACTCACTGTCAAGAGTGACGCCGCGGAGCATTCCGAAGACACGGCCGACGACTCCGACGGCGACGACAAGAAGACCGACGAGGGCGACCTCAATCACCAGGAAGGAGCGGACATGTCGCGTAACGTGTTCGAACAGCAGGGTACCGATGTCGAGGTGAAGAAGCACACGCTGTCGCACGCCGACGTTCAGGGGATCATGGCCGACGCCGTGAAGCTCGGCTCCCTCAAGGAGGCCGCCCAGAACTACGCTCTTCAGCACGGGATCGAGAACCTTGAGGTTCTGTTCCCGGATGCCCAGACTCTCAGCAACACCCCCGAGTGGATCAAGCGGCGGACCGAGTGGGTCGCCGGTGTTCTCAGTGGCGTTCGGCGGAGCCCCTTCTCCAGGGTCAGGACCATCCTGGCCGACATCACCATGGAGGAGGCTCGGGCCAAGGGCTACATCAAGGGGAACTTCAAGAAGGAAGAGTTCTTCTCGGTCACCAAGCGGACGACCGGACCCACGACCGTCTACAAGAAGCAGAAGCTCGACCGTGACGACGTGGTCGACATCACCGACTTCGACGTGGTCGCCTGGATCAAGGGCGAGATGCGTCTGATGCTGGAGGAGGAGCTCGCTCGGGCGATCCTCATCGGTGACGGTCGTGACGTGTCCGACGAGGACAAGATCAAGGACCCGGTCGGTCAGACCGACGGTCTGGGCATCCGTTCGATCCTGAACGAGCACGAGCTCTTCGCTACTGTCGTCAATGTCAACGTCGGTGCGACTCCGGACTACTACGAGGTCGTGAAGGCGGTCAAGCGTGGTATGCAGTTCTACCACGGCACCGGTACCCCGACGTTCTACACCACTCGTCCCGTGCTGGTGGAGATGCTCCTGACGGAGGATTCCTTCGGTCGTCCGCGCTGGGAGACCAAGGAGGCTCTCGCTGCGGCTCTGATGGTCGACCGGATCGTCGAGGTCGAGGTGATGCAGGATCACACAGACCTGTTCGGCATCATCGTCAACCTGGGTGACTACAATGTTGGTGCTGACAAGGGCGGCGAGGTCACTCTCTTCGACGACTTCGACATCGACTACAACCAGCTCAAGTGGCTGATCGAGACCCGGATATCCGGTGCTCTGGTCAAGTACAAGTCTGCTCTGGTCGTCAAGCGAGTCTCCAGTTCGAACGTTCTGGCTACTCCGGTGATGCCCGCCTTCGACGAGTCTACGGGCGTCGTCACCATCCCGACCGTGACCGGCGTTACCTACGTGAACGCGGACACCGATGCCACGCTGACGCCTGGTGCTCAGAGTGCTCTCGCTGCGGGTGCGACGCTCAATGTTCTGGCTACCGCGGACAGTGGTTACTACTTCGCCACCAACGCTGAGGACGAGTGGTCGTTCACCCGTCCGGCTGCCTGATAGTCGAACCTAGCCATGGCAAGATTCCACGGTAAGGTCGGTTACGGCGAAACTGTGGAGACGTCTCCCGGAGTCTGGGATGATGTCATTACCGAGAGATCATATTTCGGTGATGTGCTTCGTAATACTCGCAGACTCCGGGAGGGAGAGAGCGTCAATGACGATCTCTCGGTGAACAACTCCATTAGCATCGTCGCGGACGCGTACGCCAACGATCATTTCTTTGCCATTCGCTATGTCCAATGGATGGGGTCTTTGTGGAAAGTCTCGGATGTCGAGGTGCAGAGACCCCGTCTCATCTTGAGGCTGGGAGGTGTCTACAACGGGCCAAAGGCTACAGCTCCAGACACTCCTTGAGGAGCTTCTGGGCTCTAATCAGGTATATTTCCAGCCTCCTGCTACCGTGCAGATGCAATATCCTTGCATCGTATACGCAAGGGACAATGCGAAAACTGAGTTCGCCGGGAACAACCCGTACACCTACAACAAGCGCTACATGGTGACGGTAATTGACAGGAATCCCGACAGTGAGATCCCTGACAAGGTCGCCAAACTTCCGACGTGTCGACTTAATCGGATCTACACGGCGAACAATCTTCACCATGATGTGTTCAATCTCTACTTCTGAGAGGAAGTAAGCAAAT